TTGGAAAAAACGAAACCAGGAGCACCTGCGCAGCAATCAGTGCAATACCAAATCATACCAACATCAGCGGTTGCATTCCGCGCCGCAAGAGTTGCGTTGGTTGTCCCGGTAAAAGCCGCAGTTCCAGCAACAGCCAAGGCACCACCACTTCCAATATTTAGCGCACCATCAACCGCCAAGGAGCCACCCGTTTCAATAGTTGCTGCACCATCAACAGACGCCGTGCCGGTGGTTGATACCTCAAGCAACCCGTCAACAACGACAGTTCCGGCCTCAGATACAACCATTCGATCCCCGCCCTGGTCTTTGTAAATGCCTGTAACATACGATGTGTAACCAGCAACGGCAAAAAACAAAATAAAAATTGCAAAACATATTGTTTTTTTCATTTATTTACCTTTGGTCTCCCGATTATAATTTCTTTTGCCCAACCTTCTTTTATCGCAACTTTTGCCACATCATCAGGCAATTCATGCTTTCCCTTGTCGTATCCCTTCCCGTCAGCCCGGAAAGATACTGTAATATCTACTTTTTTCATATCAATCCTTGGTTAGACGGGGTTTTTACGCCCCATCTTTACAAGTTAAGTTATGCGGATTTCATCTTAAGGAGCTTAATTGCGTTGGAGTCAACGACCATACCACCAACGCGCTTTGTGGTATAAAAAGACACGTACGGTTTCGTAGTGTAAGGATCTCTCAGCATACGGATGCCGATACGGTCAACGATGGTATACCCTCGTTTAAAATCACCAAAGGCAACGGGGACTTCTCCGGCGGCAATTCCGGCCATATCTTCGCACTCTTCAACGGAGTACCCAAGCAGGGTATTGCTCTGTCCGGCGGCAAGGCCGGGAGTCCAGAGGTACTGGCCGTCACCGTCCTTCAGCTTGCGCACGGTTGCAAGGGTTGCCTTGTTGAACAGCCATTTTGCGCCGGATCTCATGCCCTTTTTCAGTTTGTAAGTCAGTTCGAGCAGCTCATCTGCGGTGATTGCTGTAGCATCTGCAGTAGTCATATGTTCAAGCTGGCCAAAAGTACGGGATGCATCTGCGGTTTCGGCGCTGGTATAGGCCAGAAATCCCTTAGGCATTTTGGTACCTGTGCCAGTCAAGAAAGCCGCGCCTTCTTTTTCGGCAAACGCTTCGGACAGTTCAGTTTTCAACCACTGTTCGGCATTAAAGAACACATCATCCAGCATATTCTGGGTTGCCTGGGGCATTGCGTACAGCTCGCCCATGAACGGGGTAATCGAAGCAAGTGTAGGACTGTCGGTTACTTGTCTGTAGTCAGTTTCGCCTACCCAACCGGACGCTGTACCGTGCAAGTTGACAAGCTTCTTATATTCTGCCCCGCCCATGGTAATGACGTTTGCAATGCGCCTCATGGGATTGTCGTCACGCATGAGATCCAAAATGGACCGATCAAGCTGCTCGGGCACTGCATATCCGCCATCGGCATCGGTTCCGATATTGAGTGCTTTTTTTTGAAGATCTGCAAGCCCATCTTCAACACCCTTTCGGATAAAACCCATAAATGCCTTTTCGTGTTCGGACTTGCCTTCGGTAGCACCGCCCATACCAGTTCGATTGGCTTTCATCTCCATTTCATCCATACGATCCTTGTACGAGTCCATGGATTCGGAGATCTTGACAAGTTTTGCTTCGATGTCTACTACTGACTGACCTTTTTCAAGCTTTTTAATCCGTTCATCATTGGTGGTCTTGTATTCAGTAAATGCTTTTTGGATTCCTTCTGCAAGTTCTTTGATTTCCATTTTTTATCCCGTAATGGTTGTAAGTAAATTTTCAAGTGCTTCTTTCTCTGCCTTTTCCTCGGCATCCCGCCGAAGTGCCGCTTTCGCCGTCGCAATTACCGCCCCGGCTTCGGACTTTGAAAAACCCTTTGCATCCCGCAAAAAGTGCTCCATGTCCCTCACGGTCTTAATATCATCAAGGCTTTTTACGTCCTCGATTCTTGCCTTGTCGTTCATTGGAAATGTTACGATGGATGTTTCCCATAAATCAACTTCTTTGAGTGTCCTGGTATAGTTCTCGTCATCCCACTCCCATTTTTTAGGCACATACCCTATAGACAGCCCAGACATTGCGCCCATTTTTAGCAGGGCGTATGCCTCTCGTCCCTTTACGGTATCCATACAAAGCTGACCTTCGACATACAAACCGTGCTCATCTTCAGCCATCTTTGTATATTTACCAATAACATCGTCTGGGTTATGCTGCCAAAGCATAGCTGGCATTGTTTTATTATTGGCATGGTTTTTGATTGATTCTGTAAATGCACCTTTTGCTACAATATCTCCGCCAAGGTCTTCATTTCCAAAAACAGAACCATAACCAGAAAAAATACCATTCTCTTCGATACTTTTTAGCTCAAAACGCCCATCAAGTTTGCTCTTGTTCATCTTTATCTCCCATCATATTTGATGGTTTCCAAAATTCATCTCCGCCAGCACGCGGGTCCATGTTTTCGCGTCTGCGAGCCTCGTTCGGGTTCATAATGCCGTTTTGGATTGCCATTCCGTAAGACTTGTACCGTGTTTCAACACTGGCACGCTCCATGCCCTCAACAAGGTATTCTGCATAGTACTTTTTGCGCTCAGCCTTCGTTAGTAGATCCCTGCTGATAGCCTGTTCCCATCTTTTAAGCCACGGGAGCAGTGAAAATTTCACAAAACCAAGTGTGAGAGACTCAATACCTGATCCCCACGAGGTGCTCTTCTCTGTGCTCTGGATCATATGGAGTGGCACGCGGAATATCCTGGCAATTTCCTCGACTTGAAATTTTCTAGTTTCGAGAAACTGACTATCCTCGTTCGACAATCCCATGGGGTTCCACTTCATCCCCTCTTCAAGGATTGCAGTCCCGTGCTGGTTCTCGCCGCCTGTCGCGTTCTGCCAAGATGCCTTTAGCCTGGTGGCCGCTTCTGGAGAGAGCTTTGCCGGATGCGACAGGATGCCGCCCGGCCTAGCTCCATTTTTGAAAAGTCTTGATCCATGGGCCTCAGTTGCTACGGCAAGCCCAATTGATTCGCGGGCATAAGATATCGGAGATAGCCCTAAAACGCCATTCAAAGTCATTCCACGGATGTGAAACATATCTTCTTGAGAGTAAACTTCTGTCTTATTCTTGAAATTTACAGTATATTCAAGCGAAAAGTCATCATTTTGGCTTACAGATACATTGTCCGGATGGATCGGCACTAGCTCCCTGATTTCGCCATTTACTCGGTTTATCCATGCGCACGCGTTACCGCGTAGACAAAGATACGCCATCATTAGCTCGCGAAATTCAAACGATGTTTGCCATGAATTCGGCCTGTTTGCTAAAACGTCATAAAGTGGATGATCAACGGCTCGTTTCTTCGATTCTCCGTCTTGCACATACACATGGAGCGGTAGCTGCGCAACAGATTCAGCCAGGACCTTAATGCACGCGTATACAGCCGCAACACGGAGAGCTATTGTATCTCCGACTTGTACGCCGGACGCGGATATGCCACCCAGTGAACCTATGGCTTCACGGACAACGCGCTCGAGATCGTCGGCTGTTGCGGATTTTTTGGAAAATGGATTTTTAAATATCTTCATAGGACAATCATATCCCTTTGTTCATATACACTTTCAACATTTCCGTCAGTTGTCAAGGTTGCACGCCCTAAAGCCATAATTCCGGCCACAATTCCGTCAATTTTGTTCTCGGGATAGTCTTTTCTCGGAAAAATATTGTCTTTTGCGTCATAGTGGGCTACCACATTTGATGCCATCCATGTCAAAACAGGGTTACCGTCGTGGATAAACTTCTCTTCAAGCACCAAAGCCTCGAGGTTTTTCATTGGCTCAGAGAAGTTTTTTACTGTCGCCCCGAACTCTATCATTGGCAATCCCTCTTCCATCATGCGGATAGCGAACTGTGTAGCCTGAAAAGGATCGTAAGGGACTTCTTTGATGTCAAATATCTTGGCAAAATTTTTCAAATCCTCTTCAATATAGCCGTAATCAATAGCAGATCCTGGTGTTTCTGTGATATATCCATCATCCCGCCATTTATGGTAATGGTCATTCTGTGGCAGGTTGATTGTAGAGGATGGCAAGTAGTATTTGCCAAAAATGTAAAACTTGCCTTCCCGGTGAAATAGCAACATTAATGCCGCCATGTCAACCTTTGACGCAAGGTCAATTCCTACCCAGCAAGGATACCCTAAAAAATCGTCTAACTTCACGTCTTTCTTGCATTTATTCCACGCTATCATGTTCATCCACGCGGTATTCGCGTTCATCCACTGATTCAAATGTTTGCAGCGGATGATATTTTGACGTGATGCGACCTGAGTTGCCTCGAGCAAACGAGCCTTCAGGTAATCCTCAAAAACGGAAACACCATAGTTAGGATTGGCTTTTTTCCAATTTTGTAAATCTGTCCAGTCGTCTCCCTCATCAAGCGTGTATATTGCCCCGAAAAGCTCGTTGTTTGTCTTCACCCCTGCAAGTACATCCGCAACCTGTTTTTGTTTGGAATAGCACGGGCCAGACAGATTAACGCCTGCAGTTGTGATAATAACCAACATAGGCTGAGTACGTGCCCCCATGCCGGTAATCATGGTGTCATACTGTTCGCTGGTTTTGTGTTCGTGGAATTCATCGATAATCGCGCAATGAGGGGATGCACCATCACCGGGAGTTCCAATCATGGGTTCAAAACGGCTGGCAGATTCCTCCTGCACGATAGTTTTTGCATTCACAGTAATATGCATAGCATCTTTGTATCCAGGAGACCTTTCTGTCATTAGCTTTGCAGGTCGAAACACCTCCCATGCCTGCTTTTCGCTGGACGCGCCAGAATAGACCTCTGCGCCTGCTTCACCGTCACGGGAAAGCATGTAATTTCCAATGATTGCACCTATTAAACTCTTTCCGTTCTTCCGAGGTACACATATATACATTTCCCGAAAACGCCTATACCCATCTTTTTTACGCACCCAGCCGAACGGCACACCAAAACAAAACACTTGCCATGGCTCAAGGTGAATAGGTTGCCCAGCCCACTTGCCCTTCACATGTACCATGTGCTCGGCAAAGTCGCATATGTGGTTGCAATAGCCGGGAGCCCACTCAAAAAGCAGATCAGGATTATTGAGGTCATCAAGATGCCGCTGGCAGGTCTGCCGGACATAGATGCACGCCGGGATCTTGCCAGATACGACATCCTCGGCGTAGTTTTTTGCTATTTCTGAATAATCCTTGGTTGACATTGTGGGACCGATTTTATATGCTCTGGTTAAACAAAAAGGAAGTTGTGAAAATGGAAATTGATTTTGAAAAAATGACAAATGAAGAGCTTGAAAGATTTGCTTACGACTCATACTATCTTTCAAATAAAATTAGAACAATGTTTGAAAGAATATCTAGAGCTATAATAAACAAAGAAAAACAAAAAGCATATTCAGCTTCAGCAGAATTATCAAAAAGATTTTTCAATTTTGACGTTAACGATACAATAAAAGACACCTTTGGGAATGAATATATTATTTTAAAATTCTTACCAGGAAAAACAGTTTTTGCAGCAAAAACAAAAAATATAAAAAATTGTAAATTTAATTCAAGAATAGCAAGAAAGAAAAAAGACGGCGGTTTTTATTCTCAAGATTGCTTTAGTCTGCCTGTTGACGTTTATCCACTTGAAAGGATTAACCCCTCTTAACCTTCTTCGAGGACCAGACATTCCCTTTGTCGTCTTTTTTCTTTCCGGAAACTTTGGTTCTAGAAGATGGTGTCATACCAAACTCGGTCAAGAATTTATGCATGAGGTTCAAAGCCTGGTTGGATATGGTGCATGCGGGATTGGCTGTGATGTTACCCTGGACATTTTCATACGTCACGCCATCCTGATCGATCTTCTCCTCTGCTTCCATCCATCGCTCATAGCTCTGACAATACGCGGCAAGGGCCATTGTATCCATCTCAGACATCAAGCCAAGGCGGTCAAGGATAATGGTAATGCGGTTCCACTCTTCAAGCGCATGTCCTTTCAATAGCTTAGGCGGTTGCGGGATGCAGAGATCCGGTTCAGGTTCGTCAGGATTCATCCTGCAAGGCTGGTCTGTCCCGCGCAAAACCTTTATTTTGCTTGGTATTTTCTTTCTTCCCGCCATAATACACTCTCAATATTACATTTTTTCAAAATTGTCAAGTTTTAGTCCTAGAAAAAGCACGGGTAAAAATCTGTTTGCGCTAAACGGTTACACAGCAAAAAGCCACAGACTTTCGCAAGTGCCCTACCTTATTGACTTTTTTTATTAAGCGTTCGCTCAA